CACGCGAAACGGCTTGATTATTAATGTCTTGAACACCAAAGCCAAAACAGCTATCGCTGACCTTGACGGCTTGAAACAAGTCGTCAACGTTCAATTAGACCCTGTTTTCCGTTCAACTTCTAGCGTTATCGTCAACCAAGATGCTTACAACTGGCTCGATACGCTGAAAGACCAAAACGGTCAATACTTGTTACAACCGTCCATTTCTTCACCGACCGGCCGCCAGCTTCTAGGTTTACCGGTTGTAATCGTATCGAACAAGGTCTTGGCTAACCGGGTTGACGGCGACACAGGTGCGCAATTTGCGCCAATCATTGTAGGTGACTTGAAAGAAGCCGTTGTCATGTTCGACCGTCAGCGCACAGAAATCATGTCGTCTGACGTCGCGATGGATGCGTTTGAAACTGACGCTACTTTGTGGCGTGCTATCGAGCGCATGGATGTGAAAATGCGCGATGATGAGGCGTTTGTATTCGGTGAAGTACAACTTGCTTAATGAGGGGAGCAATCCCCTCATTTTTCTTGAAGGAGGGATAGCATGAAAGTTCGCGCCCTAATGGATTGCGAGGGCATCGGTTATCGTCTGAAAAAAGGCGAGGAAGCCGACTTGCCGGAGAAAATGGCAAAGCTGTTACTCAAATTCGCATATGTCGAGGAAGTGAAGCGGAAGAAGGGTGATAAATGATGATCGTCACCCTTGAAGAAGTAAAAAACTGGCTACGCGTGGATTTTAGCGATGACGATGCGTTGATTACTACACTCATTAATGCGGCGGAGGAATACCTCAAAAACGCAACAGGAGCAACATTCGACGCTACGAACTACCTTGCTAAAATTTTTTGTATGACACTAATTGCCGACTGGTATGAAAACAGGGAATTGATCGGTAAGGCATCCGATCAAGTGCGCCCGATTTTACAAAGCATTATAGCCCAGCTGACATATGCATACGGCGGTGAGACGGCATGAATCCCGGGCAATTCCGACACAAGATAACCTTAATGAAGTTGGTTACGACACAAGACGAAATCGGAAACACAATCGAAGAATGGAAGCCGGTTCGTGCTTGCTGGGCGGCAATTAAGACGGTGAGCGGCAGGGAATACTTTGCCGCCGCATCCGTTCAGGCGGAGAGAACCTATCGGTTTATCATCAGATATACACCTGGAATTAACGAGACAATGAAGATTGACTATCAAGGTCGTCTGTTTGATATACAGAGCGTTCTCAACGATGACGAGGGCAAGAAAACGTTGACCATTATCGCGACGGAAAGGGTGGCGGCGGATGGTGAATATTCCAATTGATCGTCTAGCTGATGAATTAGTTTCGGCGGTCAAAGAATACACGGATGACGTGGCTGAAGGTGTTCGAAAAACAGTAGACAAAACTGCGCGGAAAGTATTACAAGAAACCAAAGCGCTGGCACGAAAACGGACAGGCGAATATGCGAAAGGATTCGGCATTACCAAGGAAGATGGGTACGGAACGACTAAGCGCATCGTATGGAACAAAAAACATTATCGCCGTGTTCATCTTTTGGAATTTGGTCATGCAAAGGTCAACGGCGGGCATGTCCCTGCCTATCCGCATTTGCGGCCGGCTTATGAAAAATACGGCGCGCCATTGCCAAACGAATTGAAACGGATTATTGAAAATGGTGGTTAAGATGACACAAGCGGAGTTATATCAAGCACTTAAAAGTATTGGCTATCCCGTCGCCTACGGTTCATTTTCCAGCCCTGTCACGCCGCCGTTTATCGTTTATCAGTTTGCTTACTCCAATGATATGATGGCGGATAACGTCAACTATGTTGCAATTGATGATTTTCAAGTGGAACTATACACGGTAAAAAAGGACCTTGTTGCCGAGCAAAAGGTGCAGGACAAATTAAAAGAGCTAGGTTTGCCATATCGTAAATTTGAAACATATCTCGACGAGGAAAAAATGTATCAAATTCTCTATGAAATTCAAATTTTAGGAGGTTAGGCATATGAGCCAAAACAAAGTCACATTCGGGCTTGATAAAGTTCATATTGCTTTCTTGACAGACGATACAACACCGACATGGGAAACACCTGTAGCTATTCCGGGGGCTGTCCGTTTCAGTCCAGAGCCACAGGGTGAGGAAACCACATTCTATGCGGACAACGGCCCGTATTTCACATATACGAGCAACAATGGTTATACAGCTGAACTTGAAATGGCCAACCTGCCGGATGACGTTCTGGCTGAAATGCTTGGATGGGAAATCGACGCGAACGGAATGCTCGTTGAGACGACAGATGGAACTCCGAAAGAATTTGCGCTCATGGGTCAAATCCTCGGTGACAAGAAAAATCGCCGTTTTGTGTATTACAGATGCAAAGCTAGCCGCCCGACGGCAGAGCACAACACCCGCGGGGAATCGGTTGAGCCGACGACACAAACACTCAACATCACCATCCTGCCAATTGAAATCGGCGGCAAAAACGTTGTTCGTGGCGTGATTGAATTGAATGACACCAACCAAGCGATTTATGACGCTTTCTTTAGCACGGTGACAGTACCGGGCGCAACATCGGGGGTGTGATGAATGAGAACCATTAAAATCGGTGAGAAAGAAATCGGGCTGAAGGCTACGCCTTTGGCCCTTCTTTATTACAAGCAAGAGTTCAAAACGGATTTGATTGGCGACCTATTGAAAATGCAGGCACTGGCGAATGACCCATCAGCATTGGATTCTGTCGCTCTCTTGCAAATTGCGTGGGCGATGAACAAAGCGGCAGAGGGGAAGGGTAAAGCATTTCCGAATTTTGAAGCGTGGCTCGACCAATTTGAGTATGTGGATTTTTCAGATGCCGATGCCTTGACTGCGATTATGAACGAAGCGGCAGAGGGCTTTTTTCGTCGAGGAATCCAAACCGCAACAAAATGATGACACGGTATACGAACCGCCGGAGCGTCCTGATTTAGAGTTGCTTGTGATTGGGAAACGCGCCGGTCTTTCTTTTGATGAAATCAACGAGTTGACGGTCAATGACTTGCTGAAATACGTGAATATTTACGTGGACATGGAAACCGGAAAACGGAAACCTCGCCGCAGAATGGCGACACAGGCGGATATAGACGCCTTTTTTGCATAAGGTGGTGAGAATATGGCCGAAACAGTAAGAGGAATCTCAGTAGTTATATCGGGCGACACAACGAAGCTAGGGAAAGCCCTAGAGGACGTCAACAAAAAGAGCAAGGATATTCAGAGTGAGTTGCGACAAGTCGAACGTCTTCTCAAATTTGACCCGAAAAACACGACCCTTCTTGCTCAAAAACAACAACTCCTTGCGAAACAAATTGAAAACACAAGCGAGAAGCTGAACCGTTTGAAATCGGTACAGCAGCAAGTCAATGAGCAATTCCAACGCGGAGAAATCAGCGAAGGGCAATACAGGGCATTTCAACGCGAGATTGAGAAAACACAAGGACAATTGAACAACTTGCGAAGCAAGCTCGACGAAACAAATGCATCTATCAACAAGCACACGACTGCATGGGGGAAGATGCAAGAGCGTCTATCCTCCGTCGGAAATAACCTGCGCGATGTTGGTCAACGAATGCAGTCTGTCGGGCAATCCATGGCCACGTCGATGGGCGCAGCGGCCACAGCGATTGGCGGTGCATTAGGATTTGCCGTCAAAAAGTCGATGGACTTTGAAGCACAAATTGACCGCGTTGGTGCCATCGCCGGAGCTACTCCATCAGAATTGAAGAAATTAGAGAAGGCCTCTCTTGACCTTGGTGCGTCCACTTCCAAGTCAGCTACTGAAGTGGCGGAAGGCATGGAGATTATGGCCGCAATGGGTTATAACACGAATCAGATTCTAGCGGCAATGCCGGGTATCATCGCGGCAGCTGAAGCGTCCGGCGAAGATATGGCGCTTGTTGCTGACACCGTATCAGCGGCATTGAACTCCTTCGGTCTTGAAGCGGCAGAAGCGGCTAGGGTGGCAGACGTTCTCGCACAAGCAGCGAATGATTCGGCGGCTGGTATTCAGGACATGCAATACACCTTTAAATACGCGGCTCCCGTTGCTCGGACATTGGGGATCTCGTTAGAACAGCTTGGCGCGGCTACGGAGATCATGGCGAACGCGGGGATACGTGGTGAGCAGGCCGGAACAACATTGCGTGCTGCCCTAATTCGCTTATCAGACCCGCCGAAAGAAGCAGCAGCCATGTTGAAAGAATTGG